TACCAGAAGAACTAACTTCATTAGTTGTAAGTACAACTGTACTAGACGTTGAGTAAGGATTAGATGTGTACAAAGCTATTTTGAAAGCATCTCCTCCATTTGCAAAGTTATGTGTTCCCGAAAAGAGCTCTCCTCTAAATGAGAACGGTATTATATTTGCCATATTGTTTTCTCCTTAAATTTACGGTGACGGTGATTTTAAAGGAGTACGAATAACACCATCTTGATATTCGTCTCGGCGTCTACGACCTTGTTGTTCGATCGCATACGATTGCATTGCTTTTTGATAAGCTTGTGCGTAGTATTGTAACATATCTACGGGACCTTTCAAGTACCCATATGCTTCTACTAGACAAGCATATAAAAGTAAATCTTGATATTTATTACTTACATAAGTTCCATTAGTAGCTGCTGGAGCTGCTGTTGGTTGTGTTGTATTTGTTATACTTATGGGTTGTTTAACATAAGCTAAAGTTATTGAAAACTGAGCATTTGGTGTAGGTGCTACTACCCAAAATTCAGCGTCCCAATTACCATAATATTTTGGAATTCCAGAAGCTGTATTTGGAGTATTATAATACTCGGCCATAAAACTTGTGTCTTTTTTTTCTAAAAAAGTTTGATCACCCGCTGCATCTGTTAATTGTGCATATCTAATAAATCTTAAATCAGTCGGAATAGTTACATATCTATTTCCATTTACTAAAGCAGATGTTGCATAAAATCTATTATCATCACTATCTGTTTCTCTATAAATTTTGTTTTCAGCATTTTTAATTATTGTATTTAATACACCTGCTGTAAATACACCATCATCAACTTCAGTATAACCTCTAATATCATCTTGTAAGTTTGCTAAAGTATAAGCCATTACTCAGAATCTCCTTTATATTTTTTACGTATCTTGTCTGCTTTATCTGATCTTAATTCATACATTTCAAGATGTGGATCTTGTTTTTCAGGTTTAAATATATTTTTAATCCAATTCCAAATTTTATTTATCATGCGCTTATTGTTATAGGCCCAACGGAACAACCGTAGCCTCCTCCTTTAACATTCCCTGTTGTAGCAGTATCTGAATTAACTGTAAAGAAGAAGAAATTAGATAAAGCATAGTCTGTTGTAACTCTCGAACCATTGTCATAAAGTCCTGTTGTAATAGCGTAACCTGATCCTTGTCCTATTTGTGCACCAGTTATTCCATCAAAATTAGGAATAGTTGCATAAGCAAAAACAGGATTAGTAGTTGTTCCTGTTCCAGGTGAAATTGTTGGAGGTCCTCTAAATAAATATGTTGTACCATTTGTTAAACCGTGTCCAGGTACACTTACATTTATAATTCCTGATCCTGCTTGGTATGTTTCAAAACCATCTTGAGGTATTAGTACAGTAGTAATTGGTTCTGTTCTATCTGGTCTTACATTTAATAATGCAACACCATCACCACCTATTGGTTTTGGTTCAAGTTGTGGTTGCTTTGGTTCATACTCTGTGTAATGAACAAATGAACCATTCCATTCTCTAACCATTTCTCTGTATGGAAATTCCATACCTGATCTATCAGAAATTGCTTTTGAATGTTTTCCTGTTGCGTACTTAGACATTAAGTTCCTGGGTAATAAGCTTTTGGTGTAATAAATGTACTTGAAGCTGAACCATCTTCAGCTAATGCTCTTTGAAATTCATCTTCGTAAAGTAATTTTAAATTCTGAGTTAGTTGTGGTTGATATTTCATAGATAGGTAATAAGCTAATCCTGAAACCATACATGGTACAAATCTAAAAGGCATGTCAGTTGCATTAGTATAATCTCCAACATCTTGAATTCTTTTTATATAATAAAAATGCATATCTTTAGATGCATTAGTTGAATCTGGAGTTGGATAAACACTAATACTAACATAATCAATAAATCTTTGAACCCAATATTGATTAGGCGTACCTTGAGAAAGTTTGTTTGAAAAAGCACCATAAGTTGATCTATCAACTTTAGTCATCGGACTATCAGATTGATCTGTTGCTGTTCTATTACTTCTTAATTGTGCTTCAAGGACATCGGATATTCCATAAATACCATTTGGATTAGAAGTAGCACTTGTACCATCTCCAGATGATCTAAAAAATTTATACTCTGCTTGTCCTTGTATTAAATCAAGATCAAGTTCTCCTATTTCCCAATAGTGAATACCTCTGTTGCCCCATTCCTGAAGCATTATATTTAATGATCTTCTTGAGGTCTTTAATTGATATCCTGTAACGTCTTGTTGTCCTAATCTCTCAAAAGCCTCTTCTATTATCTCATCAATAGAAAAAGTTTTATCAAAAGTAGTTGTGCCCGAGGTTGTGTTAGCCATTTAGCCTCCTAGCCAGTATATCCAAGTGTAATAGATCCTGTTCCAGTTACATCTGCATAGATAGTATTTTCAAATCTAATACCATTTCCTGGTACATAGATATCTAATCCTTCACTTCCAAAAGTAGCTTCAAATACAATTGATCCAGATGCACTTGCTGCATCATAAAGTTTTATATTTGTAATACCAGTACCTTGAATGTATGTAACTCTAGCAGGACCAATATTAGTAGATCCTCCTGAAGCAGTTTTAACCTGTCCATCAGCTGTAAGTGTTGTAAATTTCTGATCTGAACTCATATTTTGTTTCTCCTTAAAATTAATCTTATGTGGGGCCGTAGCCCCACACTAATTATTTATTACGCTGCAAATGCGAATGCACCTTTAACCGCTAAAGGATCTTTAGCTGAGTCTAAACCTATGTGCCAAAAACCATCTTGAGTACAAGAGAAATATAAAATACTTCCTATTGTAAAAAAGTTTGTAGTTGCATTAGCTGCAGTGAAAACTAACTGACCTTCAGTAGCTGTTGAAGTATCGTATGATACATTGTCAGCTGCTCTAGTTTCAATTAAGCTTCCTGTAACCCATGCATCAGTTCCTAGTGCATCGAAAGTTAAAGTCGCTGTTCCACCTGTTGTATCTACTCTTTGAACGTAAGCTACTCTTGTTCCTGATGTAGCTGCTGGTAAAACCATTGAACAAGCTCCTGCGCCTGTGTAGTTTACCGTGCTAACTTGGTTTGCAGGTAAAGCAACTCCAGATCCTGCAGAAACTGCAGCGTGAGTCATACCAACGAAATCAAATTTAACGTTTAGGTAGTTAGGTGTAATTACACCTGTAGTTGTGTTTTTTACTATAGACTGAAATCCGTTTTCGGATCTTACCGGTCCTGTAAATGTAGTATTTGCCATAATTATATCCTCCTAGTTTCCGAATACTGTCTCTAGGCCGTCGACTATATCGTCAGTATTCTAATTAATTTATATAGTGTTAATAGTATACGTTATTTTTGAGTAGAGTGCAAGAGAGCCCTAGGTATTTATGCATTTCAGCGATGTAGCTTTTGTTCTAAGTAGCTACAGAAACTTGCGGAGCAGCGCCTTCAACGCTATTTTGTCTGTGAGCAATTTCAGCTTCTTCAAGCTTGATCTTAGTAATGACTTCCCTAACTTTGTCATCGATTCTGACCATTTCAAGAGTATATCTGTCTTCATTAATATGCTCCTGTTCCCACTTCAACTCCAAGGACCTTTTTTGTTTGTATAGGTCTTGTATCATGTATAACTTCCTCATAAGTTATTCTATTTACCTTGTCATCATAACTTATTCCAAGGTTTTCCCAAACTATACTATTTTCTCCAAGTTTGTCAAGGATAGATTGTTCTAGTGCATTTGAGAGATCTTCTGAATCAACTTCAAACTTTGCGTGATGATTGTATGCCCAAATATTGATTAAGAATTTTTTCATAGTTTTGTCTTTCTATTTTGTAAATGAGGCGGTTTTAAGGCCGCCTCATAAAAGTATTGCTTACGTACCTTCAACGCCAAAGATACCTCTAGGGTCTGATACTCCAAACGAGTATCTTTCTCTAGCTTTGTATCTAACGTTTCCAGTATCAAAGTCACCTTCCATTGCAGTTGTCAATGGAGCTCTGTTGAACATTTTCATTCCATTAGGAATGTCTGTTAAGATATAAAATGCATCTGTGTCTGTTAGGTAGTTGTTCACTCTATAACCTTGAGGAACCATACCCATAGATACGATTGCATTGATATCGTTGTCAGCTGTTCCAGTTCTGCCTTGAGACTTCATCAATCTTTCAGCTGTGAATTGTAGCTCAGAAGGAATAATCATTTTTACTCCTCTTGCAGCAATTCTTAAACCTCTTTCATCAGTCATTTGACCTATGTCGATCAAAGATTGTTCTAATGAAGTTTCGTTTAAGTCAGCTTGAGTTGTAAGCGTGTTTTGGAAAGTTCCAGCCACTGTCGGGTGTGATGTATTAAATAAAGATACACCGTCACCTGAATCAAAATTATCCGTAGTCGGTAGACCTTGAATAAGTGGTTCAACTGCCTTAACTTGCTTAGCATTACTCATAGATCTAGCTAAAGCTTTTGTATATCTAGACGCAAGTCTATCATACAAGTTGTCCTCAATCGCTTCTTCAGTGATTGCGAACGCTAAAGCTACAGTCTCGTGAGTGTAACGA